AGAAGGCAACCTGCCTTTTTAGTTTAAAATGATGGATGTTTTTTTAGAATATGGCGTAACTGGAGTTGTTGTCGTGTTATTTATCGGGATGCTTGGGTTTTTGCAGAAAGCAGTAACGGGTAAGCTAAATGAAATTGAACAAATTTGTATAAAGCTTATAGATAGGTGGAATCGCTCAGACGAGACCCGAGATAGGAGACACGAACAGCTTCTTCAAGAAATGAACGACATTACAGATGATATTAATTTCCTCAAAGGGAAGGCTGATAAATAATTGTCGAATCGTAGTGCCAAACAGAGGAAAAAGGAACGACGAAAGCTAGATATTGAGAATAAACGGCGCAAGAGAGAGCTGAGAAAGGCAAAAAAGAATGGAAATGACTTGCAGAGGGAAGAAATTTCTAGTCTATACAGTCGCTGAAGCGATGGAAAAGGGTATAAATGCCCTTTTTGATTGGCGTAGGGCTGAAAAGGGCGATTGGGTTGTTACTGCAGATGGAAAAGTCATGGAAATTATTGGCAGGAGGAAAAAACATCCGAAAACCAATAAAAAACCATTTTATTTACTTCGCAGCGGATTTGGGGAGCATCCGACCTATAAAAAAAATATTTATGCTTCAGAGCAGATAGATTATGACGATAGACGCTATCACGGGAAGAAACTTTTAACTAATGTAAAGCCTACTGCTCTGCAAAACGCCTTTGTGGACAAGCTTTGCATGAATCATGAAGTTGATAAAAACGGTCAATTTAATTCTGAAGACATTATTAGTGCTTATATGGGTACTTTTATGGAAAATAATCCAACGCAGGCGCTTCGGCGGGGGATGAATCTTGTAAAACGGAAGTATATTCGGGAGAGAATCAGTATGAATCTAAGAGAAAAGTTTATTGAACAAGGGATGGACGACGAGTGGGTGGTATCTCAATATAAAGAACTTATTGACGGGACTTCACAATCCAATACAAAATTAAATGCTATAAATAGAGTTTCTGACCTTTTAGGCCATGCCGTGAAGGAAAAAGAGACATCTAGCCAAAGTATTATCATGATTTCCGACGGGGATAAAAAACTATTAGCAGAGGTAAGAAAAAAGCTAAGCGATAGAGAATTAAATCAATTAATGTCAAAAGTTAAATCAAATGGTGTAAAAAGTGTTATTGAGGATAAGAGTCCCGAAGTCTGAGCATAAAGTCGAAGTTGAAACTGAAAAGGATGGATTTTTAGTGCTGAATGGCAAAAAATATCCTATTGACGGTGAGGTGTCTGAACTTATAGTCGATATGCTTGAAGAATTAATTGATTTAAGAGATGTGGTCAATATTTATGAAAACGAGTTCTCGGGATACAGAGGAGAAGCATAATGGCTGGAAGTTATGGTACGGGAGAGTCTAAATTCTCAGACGGGTCTACAAGGTTGGTAAACACCCTAGACAAAAAGAAGCGCGCTAAAAGAAAAAAAAGGTCGTCCAATAAAAAGAAAAAATGAATTTAGAATACACCATAGAAGAACGGGAGGTACTATTAAAAAGAATGTATGTGGATATATTTTTTTTCGCGAAGTTTATCTTAGGCGATGAGGAACAGCCGATGAATTATCACATAAGGAAACCCAGCCCGCCGTTTCATAGGGAGATTGTTAATACGCTATTATCCTTAAAGAGAGGAAAGAAACTGGCAGTTGTTGCCCCTAGGGGACACGCCAAATCAACATTAATCAACTTGGTCTATCCGCTACACCGAATATTATTTGACGAAGAGAAGTTCATACTACTCATATCGGAGTCTGAAAGACAGTCTAAGTTTTTTTTGGAGACATTAGGGAATGAAATCGAACACAATGAAAAACTCATGTATTTTTTTGGAGACAGAAAAGGGAAAACTTGGGGAAAAGAAGAAAAAGACTTTATCACAGGTTTTGATGAGAAGGGCAACCCGAACAGCTGGTGCAAAGTATTGGTTCGTGGAACGGGGCAGAAAGTTAGGGGCCTTAAATATGGTGCTTACAGACCAACCCTTACAATAATTGATGACGGGGAAGGCGAGCGTAATACAGCAACTGAAACTTTAAGAGACCAATTCCGTTCATGGCTTAATGGTGCGGTGATTGCAGGTTCTGCTGATGCAAGGTTGATATTTATAGGAACCATTGTAGATGAAGAGAGTTATTTGAATAGAATTGCTGGCCCACTATCATATAATAAGGATAGGACTAGAAAAATTAAAGGATGGGATTCTCTTTTTTATCAGGCTATTCTTCAGGATACTAAGGTTGGAGAATTTGTTGCTAGTGGTAAAGAAATAAGTCTTAAAAAGGGGAAAAAAGTTTTATGGCCTGAGTATAGAAGCTATAAATGGCTGACGGCAGAGAGGGATAGGCTTATTTCAGAGGGCGACGTAGCTTATTTTTATCAGGAATATCAGAATATACCGATGGACGATAGTTTTAGGGTCTTCAAAAAAGGAGATATACAGTATTGGCAAGGTATATATGCCTACAATCAGAATCATTCATTTATTATTAGGGAAAAAGATGGCGAGAAAGAGGAAGTCCCTGTTAATGTGTTTTTTGGGGTTGACCCTGCGTCAAGTGAAAATGTCAAGGCTGACTATACTGTAATTATGGTTGTTGGAGTAGATAAAGAAAATAATATATATGTCATTGATTATTTTAGAGGGCAGGTAACCCCCATGACATGTGCAGATAAGTTGTTTGAGATGATGGAGTTTTATAATCCTAGGGAAGTTAAAATAGAAGAGACTGGGCATATTATGTTAAGCGAGTATGTAATCCTAAAGTCTAAAAAGCTTGGTCACTTTTATAATATTAACCCAAAGAAAGCTATTAAGTCTAAATATTATAGGATTAAGCAGATGCAACCTTACTTTGCTTCTAAGGCAATGTTTTTGAAAGAAGACCAATGGGAACTTGAGAGCGAATTGTTGAACTTTAAGGAACACGGTACATTTAAAAAGGATACACTTGACGCATTGAGATGGTCGCTTGATGATGTGTTTGTACCGCGAGTTCAGTATGATGACGAGGGGAATATAACGCAATATAAATCAAAATTGTCTGGAATGGACTGGGAAACAGGAATGTTAATTTATGCGTAGGTTAATACCAAAATATATTTTTAATATCCATACCATATTATGATAAGAATTAAGAAATTAGACCTCGAAGAGCTAAAAGCTAGTGATGTACGAGACGAATATACTAATTATTCGTCGTCTGCTGCTGATTACAAATATCAAATGGCTGAGGATGATGAATTTTTTCTCGGTATGCAACTTACAAGTGGTCAAAAGGACTATCTATTAAGTATTGGGCAACCGCCCGAGGCAAATAATAAGATTAGACCGGCAGTTGAGCAGGTTTTAGCTAATGTTGCTAGCTCTTCTCCAGAGTGGGACGTGATAGCGACTGGGCAGACGGATAATGATATAGCCAATATTTATAACGCCCTTCTAGATAAGATATGGTTTGATTCTCACGGGAATAGACATTTTCGGAACATTTGCAGGGACTACATCGTAAAAGGTGTTGGGTATATGTATGTGTACCCGGATTGGCAGGCCGAACAGGGGGCTGGGGGAATTCGGATTAAAAGAGTTGCTCCCGAATCTGTATTTGTTGACCCCAATTCTACTGACTCACACTTTTCAGACGCAGGGAGTATTATGCTTTCTGATTTGCATACCAAAGAGTCTCTGAAAATCAACTTCCCCCAATATGCTGATATTATTGAAGATGCAAGAGAGGACTCTGAAACAAATTTCCAAAATACTGGCAAATATAACCGAGATACAAAAAGTTTAAGGGCTGATATTAGTCCATTTGACGGAAAGCCGTCTGTAAGAAAATTCGTCAGGTGGTCTAAAGTTGGTGTGCCAAAGGTTATGGTTACTGATAATATGACTGGGTTATATAAGATTTTTGATAAAGACGATTATAAAACGGCACAAAAAGAAGACAGATATAACGAATACTTAAATGGTGGGCAGATTTCTGAAGAGTTGGTTTATGAAACCCAAATAAGGGAAACATTTGTTATTGGCGACCATTTAGTATATGACGAAGTGTTGCCGATGGATAGATACCCAATTATTCCTGCATGCAACGAACATAATGGTACTCCTTATCCCGCTGGAGACGTAAGACACGCAAAAACTCCGCAGAGAATGCTTAATAGGGTTGAAGCTCTTTTAATCAGCCACGCAACTAGCACTGCAAGTTTTAAGTTGCTTTATGAAGATGGAGCAATAGATAATGAAGAAATAGAGAAGTGGTATGTGCCTAATGCAATTATTCGTGCTAATCCCGGCGCATTGAGAGAACAAAAGATAAAAGAATTTGCTCCACCCGCTATTAGCGCACAGCTTTATAGTGAAAAGCAAAGATATGAGGTGGATATTGAAACAATTTTTGGAGCTTATAAATTTCAACAGGGTAATCCGCAAGGAGCCGTAGGAACTGTTGGTGAAGCTCAAATCATAGACGAAGCCGCGGCTCGTAAACAGAATTGGAAAATACTCCCAATTTATGATATGCTTACAGAAGCAGGAAGATGCGCGGCATTATATACGCCTTATGTTTATAATAAGGCAAGAGTATTAAGAATTTTAAATCCCCTAGGGACTGAAAAGGAAGTTACAATCAACACTCCCGGTATTAATGACTATACCCAAGCCGTTGAGATGCTATATGATGTAACATCTGCCCATGTAGATGTTCGTGTAGTCGTCGGAAGCACTAGAGCTAAAACTCCTAGCGCAGATTTGGCTAGAGATATAGGACTTATGCAGGTTGGTATTTATGATAAGGTTCAAGTTATCATGAATATGCAGTCTAATGTTGATAAAGCGGCACTAATTAAGCGTATGGGTGAGATTTCTCAATTATCTGGTCAAGTACAACAGTTACAGGAGCAGGTAGAGACCCTTTCTGGAGACCTACAGACAAGGGAAAGGGAACTGTTTCATACCCGAATGCGGGCTGAAATTGCAGAGGCTACAAAACCTGTACAGAAGGCTGTAAGCAATCTGCAATCAACCGCAAAGGCGGAACAGGAAAAACAAAGAGAGCTTACTCGGCAAACAGCCGAAGATTTAAGCTACTTATCAAAACAGGCTATAAACTCGGAAACCGAAGCCCCATCAGCTTAGATGGGTAACTTATAAAGTCAGGAGCATAGAATGAGTGATGAAAAAAAGGTACAGAAGACAGAAGAATCAGGTTCTGATAACCAGAATGATGTAATGGAGGCATTGGAAGATTTCAATAATCCCGTTAAAGAGTCTGGCTCAGATGAGGTGGAAACTAAAGGCGCTGAACCCGAGGTTAAATCTCAGCCTGAAGAATCGTCTGAAGTCAAAGACAATCCAAAAAGAACCGATGAATCACCAGTTGATTGGCTCATTGATAATAAATTTCGTAATGATGAAGATGGTAGGCAAAACCTCGCCGATTCCTATAAAAACATGCAAAGCATGAAGGATAAGGCGGAGCAGGAGCTTAAATCTCAGAGTGGAGAATATGATAGATTGAGTAAGCTTGATAAATTTCTGAAGGAAAACCCAAATGTGGTTAATGTAATTCAGGAAGAAGTCACTAAAGTTGCTGAATCTAGCGATGCTTCACCAGACAAACCTGAAGATTACGATATTTTAGATGAATCAGTTAATGGAACCTCGTCTCAAAAATGGAGAGCTAGTTACGACGAATGGCTTATTGAACAAGGCGCTCGCAAAGCAATGCAGTATGTCGATGATGTTAGACATCAAGACGCTCAGCAAGCAAACCTTCAAGCCGAAGTTGACCAACTAAAATCTCTTGGAATGACAGATACGGAAATCGAAGGCTATTACGGCTGGATGAATAATCCCGACAATGTCACGACTGAGAATAAGGTTAAGATTTATAAGATTCTTAATGGGCAGGTCAGTAAAGAAAGCAATGATGCTGATGTGAAAGGTTCCACTGGTCAATCTGTTAAAGAAATGTCCAAAAATGTAAGTGCTGGCGCTGTTGAAGGCAAAGCATCTGCAGTAAAGACAAACTTTGAGAAAGAACAAGAGGACTGGGTAGCTAGCATCATGCAATTTTCCAAGTAGTTAAACTACAGGAGTAGATAATATGGCACAAACCTATGGTACTGGGACACCAACCCAGTTTACTGATGGTACGCAGAGACAAGTTCTCGAGCTTGGGCAGAAGATTCATTACTATAACCCAAGTGTCACTCCTCTACTGACTATATCCGGACGCGCGGGTCACCGCGGGACACCTGTTCCCATCTATGAATGGATGGAAGACGAATACTATATCAAGCGGTCAACTTTAATTGCCGCAGCTGATATGGTTGCCGAAACAGATATTCTCGACAGTACATCTGCTGGAATCAATGGAGATAATTGTATTCTCCGACTGCAACGACAAGCTCTTATGGAGCTTTTTGAAGTTGGCGGAATTTATACTATATCCGGTTCTAGCGGACAAGGTGAATCCAATACGCATTTTATGGTTCACGCTATAGGAAAGGATGTAAACCACGGGTCAGCGACTGATAGGGATGTCCAATTTGTAGGTGGTACTTACGCAAGTAAGACATTTACACTGAACGATGTTGCTGATGGTGTTGACATGATTACCGCAGGACAGGCTACGACAATTACATTTGTCGGTAGTGCATCTGCGGCTTTTTCAGGTGGCAAATATCCTTGGGAAGGTGGAACTGATGGTAATTCATTTACCACCACAAACACCATCGCTGTTCGTGGAACAGAAGGTATTGCTGAAGGCGCGGCTATCGGGAAAGAGACTCGGAAAAAAGTTCGCAGGTTAAAAAACTGCACGCAAATTTTCCGGGAACCTTATGAAATCACTCGTACTGCTAGAGTTTCTAAGCAGTATGGTGGCCCTGAGCTTGCTCGTTTGCAAGCCCGGAAATTGGCACAAATCAAGGTTAATGTTGAAACGGCATTATTGTTTAATGGCGCAATCAGTTTAGACGCTACCGCAGCGGCTCCGGCAAGAACTTTTGCTGGATTCGGTGTTGGAGGGTCAGCTGGTGTTGTCCAATCAAACAATGGTGACATCAGCACTGCCTATCAACTCAACAACTCAAGTGGAACTCAAGCTAACTTCGACGATGTTTTGGAAGCAGTATTTCAAGACATGGTTGATGGTTCTATGCACAAAACAGTCTATGCCTCTAATAAGTGGCTGACTAAAATGGTTAAGATGGTTAGAGCAGACTCATCAGGGCAGTTAAACGCCAAGATGGGTTCTGAAATAACCGCTGGCTTGAGAGTAATGGAATATATGGGGCCTGTTGGTTCCGTTAGTTTCATTCCTCATCCTCTGTTGAAGGGTGCGTATGAAGATTACGCCCTCGCGGTTGATATGGCTAACTTTGAAGTTCGCGCTTTAGCTGAATCTAGTTTTCAGCTTAGACGTGACGTTGTCAAAGATGGCTCGGATGGTCAGGTAGATGAATGGTTAGTAGAGCTTGGCCCTGAAATTCGTCAGGAACAGACTCACGCTATTTTGAAGCTGGTCTAATACGGTTTTTGAGGGGGTGCTTTGCGCCCCCTCATTAAACTTAAACTTAAATTTTGAAAGGAAAATAAAATGGCTGGTAAACTAAGATATTCAATTAGTGTTACTCCATTAGAGACAGTGACTGAACAGTACGGTTTTAGTGGTGAAGTTGTAGATATATTACAAGATAATGCAACTCGTAGTGTCGATGTTATTATGACAGAGATACAGCAGACATTAGGATGCTCCAGTGCAGATTTTACATTATCTGTTGATGATTTAACAAATAGCACTCATGGATTTGCAGCTGGTGTACCTTATAT